CAAATGGACTCACAACCTAGTCTTATAGGATAATAATATGGATACACCAAACTTAGGCGAGATGGTTTGCCGCAAGCATGAGAAGATGAAGTCCCAAAGAATGAATTGGGAAACTCATTGGGACGAAGTAGCTGAGTACATTATACCTAGAAAGGATGATATCTATGGGAGTAATGTCAAAGGTGAAAAGAAACATAATAAACTCTTTACAAGTGTTTCTGTCCACGCGAACGAACAACTTGCTTCTGCACTTCACGGTATGCTTACTAACCCTAGTAATGTTTGGTTTGGTATGTCTTCTGGTGATAAGGACTTAGATCAAAAGAAAGAAGTAAAAGAGTGGCTACAGAACGTAACCTATAAAATGATTCAAGTTTTCAATACATCTAACTTCCAAACAGAGGTACATCAAAACTACCTAGACCTTGGGAGTATAGGGACCACGGTTCTTAGAGTAGAAGAAGATGACGAGATGGTAGTCCGCTTCATGGCACGACCTATCTACGAAGCATATATCGACGAAAACTACAAGGGCATGGTTGATACCGTGTCTTATGAATATAGAAAAACGCTACGATCAATCAGGCAAGAGTTCGGAATGGAGCCATTTGACAATAATCCAGACCTAAAAGAAGCCCTGATGCTTGATCCTCAGAAAGAAATGAGAGTGATCCACCTAGTAATGCCTAGAGAAGACTTTGCCATGCATAAGCTTGACGAAGGTAATAGGCCATACATGTCTGTTCATGTGCTTAAAGAAAAGCAATTAGTGTTAAAAACTTCGGGATTCTTTGAGAACCCATACATTGTACCAAGATGGACTAAGATCAGTGGCGAAATCTACGGTAGAAGTCCGGGCATGAAGGCGTTATCAGATATTAAAATGGTAAATGCTTTACAGAAAACTGTTATCATAGGCGCGCAAAAGGTAGTTGATCCTCCGTTACAGGCACCAGACGACGGTGTTCTTCTTCCGTTGAAGACTGCTCCGGGCAAAATAAATTACTACAGAGCTGGTAGCAAGGATAGAATAGAGCCGCTAATGACTGGCTCACGTCCTGATATTGGTGAGAATCTGATAGAGACTATTGTAGATAGAATCAAGCAGGCGTTCTTCATTGATCAGCTACAAATTAGAATGGCAGATAGAATGACTGCTACAGAGGTCATGCAACGTCGTGAAGAACAGCTTAGAATGTTGGGACCGATATTAGGTCGCCAGAACTTTGAGTTCTTGAAGCCGTTGATTGATAGAGTATTCGGGATCATGAGTCGTAAGAAGATGTTCCCTGATGCACCTCCTGAATTGCAAGACATGAACTTAGAAGTAAAGTACACATCACAGATTGCCAGAGTACAAGAAACAAGCGATGCTGATAGTGTAACAAGAGTATTTGGATTAATCTCACCGCTTGCTTCGGCCAAGCCTGAGATGCTAGATAACTTTGACGCTGACAAAATAGCACGTCACCTAGCTCACAAGTTTGGATTACCTGCGGAGTATTTAACTTCCGAATCAGATGTCCAAAAAAAGAGGCAGGCAATGGCGAAGCAAATGCAGCAGGAAGCTCAAGGCGAGCAACTTAACGGAGAACTCGACGCTTTAGGAAAGCTGACAAATCTCTAGGGGGATAAATGTTAAACAAGTACAAAGAGAAGCGGGACATGGTGATCCGCTACAAGAGGCTATTTGGGTCAGAAGACGGGCAAAAAGTCCTACATGACCTGATGAAATCCTGCTTCATCATGAACTCCACACTAGAAACAGACGCTATTATTATGGCCCACAACGAGGGTGCGAGGTCAATTGTGCTTCGTATACTTAGAACAATACAAACTGACCCTATGCAGATGGAAGAACTCTTGAAGCTGGGACAATCAGAAGGAGTTGAGAATGAAGTTATTTAAGCAGTTTTTACAGGAAGAAGCCCCATCAGACGGCCCAATGCTAGGCGGATTAACTGCCCCAGTTGAGCCAGAAGCTGCCCCAACACCAGCGCCACAAGGTATCGAGAACTTTGACGGGCCTGACTGGATGAAGAGTTTGTCCGAAGACCTGATTGAGGACAAGAGTTTAAGAAATTTCAAGGACATTAATGATCTTGCTAAAAGTTATGTCCATGCGAGAAAGACAATTGGTGGCAATAAGGTATCTGTACCTGATGAACATGCCACACCTGACGACTGGAACGACTTCTACAAGAAGATGGGTCTACCAGAACGAGAGAAGTATCAAGTAAAATTTGGAGAAGCTAAGTATAGTGATGACTTTAAGAACGGATTCCTTGACCAAGCGCATGAGGCGGGTATGTTGCCTCACCAAGCTGAGAAGGTATTTGAATTCTTTAACAATCAGGTGCTATCTGCTAATGAGCAGGCTCAACAAATGTCTGAGCAAGAGCTATCTGAGCAAGCTGATGGACTTAGAAAAGAGTGGGGTTCAGGCTACGATAAGAAGTTAAAGACGGCTCAAGTAGCTTTTAGTACGTTCGCTGATGAAGAAACTACTAACTACCTAAACGAAACAGGATTAGCCAACGACCCTAGCCTTATCAAATTGTTTGCCAAAATTGGTGAAAAGTTGAACGAAGACACGTTTGATACCAATACAGTGAAGCATTTAGGTATGACAAAGGAAGAGGCAGAAGAGAAAAGAACTCAGATGATGGGAGATAATGATCATCCATATTGGAATGACAATCACCCTAACCACAAAAAAGCTGTGGAAGATATGCTGAGATACAATAAAATTTCTGAATCATAGTTGACACAGGGCTGGTATAGGTTATTATTGTATTAAGTTCGTACAGGATAACCTATCGGCCCTACTAAAAGTATGGAATTAGAGAAGCCCCACTACAAGTGGACAAGCATTTCGGATAAACAACTGTAAATTATTTAAAAACAAATGCAAGGAGCATATCATGAGTTTTCAAATTGAAACGGCATTTGTGAAACAGTATTCATCTAACGTGTTTCACTTGTCACAACAAAAAGGTTCTAAACTAGCACCTTTCGTAAGAAAAGAAAGTCAAAATGCTGAGGCGGCTTTTTATGATCGTATTGGTTCTGTAACTGCACAACGTAAAGTTGGTAGACATTCTGATACTACTTATCAAGACACTCCACATTCAAGACGTAGAGTATCACTAGAAGATTACTTCTATGCTGATCTTTGCGACAAAGAAGATAAATTGAGAATGATCATGGACCCTAAGTCTGAGTACGCTCAGGCAGCAATGTGGGCACTTGGTCGCGCAATGGATGATGTTATCATCGAAGCTGCTTTAGGTTCTGCCTATGGTGGTAAAGAAGGCGGTTCAACTGTCAACATGGCTAACGATAATAAAGTAGCTTGTCATGACGGAACTACTACAACTGGTGTTGGTCTTAACGTAAAAACTCTTAGAGCTGTTAAGAAAAAATTCCACATCAATGAAGTAGAGGAAGGCGATCTTTACATGGCGATTACTGCCGAGCAACTAGACAACCTTCTAGGTGAGACAGAAGTTACTTCTTCTGATTTCGCATCTATTAAGGCTCTTGTTCAAGGTGACGTAGATACTTTCATGGGCTTCAAGTTTATTAGACTTGAGAGAATGAAGTTATCAACAGCCGCAACTACTTACAATGCAGTAACTGGTGTTGTTGGTTCAGGTACTGGTACTTTAGCAATCGGAGCAAGACGTTGTTTTGCTTGGAAACGTGAAGGTATCCTACTTGCCGTAGCACAAGATGTTAAGGCTCGTATCGACGAATTGCCAGGAAAGCATTATGCTCACCAAGTATATGCTTCAATGGGAATTGGCGCTACAAGAATGGAAGAAGTTAAAGTTGTTGAAGTTCTCTGCGACGAATAATATTAATTAACGGGGGCACTAGCCCCCTTATTTTAAGGAGTCTTTAATGGCCACTTTATACAGTTCAGAATACCAATCAGGATTTGTTACCGTACCAAGCGGTAAATTAAATCCAGAAGACCTTAACGGCCGCGTCCGTAGAGCTTATGCTGAGTTTACTCTTGGCTCTGAGCTTGCTGATGGCGACATTGTTAAAATGCTTCGCTTACCTGCTAACTCAAACATCATCGACGCTGGATTTGATAGTCCTGCTGCTACTTCTGGTACACTTGATATTGGTGTAGCTGATGCAGACGATTCTGCTAGCAACGCTGATGATGATGCACTTTTTGCTGCTCTTGATATTTCAGCAGCTATCGACGGTCAAACTAGACTTGACTGGGCTTCTGCCGGACATAACCTTAAGATCAATAAGGAAATGGACGTTCAGATTTTAGCTGATGGTGCCGCTACAGTAGGCGCAACTGGCGATGTTTGGAAGCTTGAAGTTCTTTACGTTATTGACTAATCTCTCCTTTGATTAGACGGTTAATAGAATTGGGGGCGTATGCCCCCTTTCTTTAAGGAGGGTTCGTGGCTACTAAGCTAGAGATTTACAATTCATGTTTTATAAAGCTTGGTGCAGAAGTAGTCTCAGCTACTACAGATAGCAACAAGAGAAACAATCTATTAAATGCAATCTACGATATTATAAAAGCAAAACAATTAAGGGAACATCCTTGGAACTTTGCAATGAAAAGAGCGCAACTTGTTCCTAATCCCGCTGTTCCTACGTTTAAATTCTACAGCTCTTATGATTTACCATCAGACTATTTAAAAATAAAAGAAGTGAGATATGAGTCCGACTATGCTATTGAAGGCGCTCTTCTGGTATCAGAGGAAGGATTAACTACAGTTGGATCAGACGAAGCCGAAGTAGGTTCAACAACAACAGTTATAAATGCTACAGGCCACGAGGCTCTAGCTAACGATACAATTCTTTACGATGGTGAAAGACAGGTAGTAGCTTCCGTAACAGCAAACACAATCACAGTATCATCTGCTTTTGGTACAGCGCCTAGTGCGGCTGATCCATTCACTATATACAGATCAGCGGAAGCCTACGTTGAATACATAGCTAACGTAGACGAAGCATTATTCACGGCAGATTTTGCCGAGTGCTTAGCATGGATTCTGGCAGCAGAAATTGCCTATGCTCTAGTACAGAACAGAGAATTGAGTAACGAAGTCCTACAGAAAGCTGAGCAAATGAAACGTCTAGCTAGAAGCATGGACGCGCAGGAAGGCACACCTATCGAGCTGATGGATAACGAATACATCAACGTGAGGTTATAATGCCTAGATTTACCTACATGCTAAATAGTTTTAGATCAGGTGAGCTAGGACCAAAGACTCATGCAAGAACTGATGTAACTCAGTATGCTAATGGATTAGATACTCTACAAAACTTTCTACCCTACCCAACTGGTGGTGTTGGACGTAGGCCCGGATTTTCTGTACTAGGAACAGAGGATAATGCTGACCTTCAAGTTGGTGGAACATATACAGTTATTTATGAATATGATAGAGAGTCTATTTATCAGCTAGCTTTATCCTATGATAGCGTTGCGGGAACGTGGTCTTTTCCATCTATCACAGTATTAGGAACGCCTACGTATGCGTCGTCTGGTATTGCCCTAGTGTCGGCACAAGCAAATCTGCAACTACAAAACATTACTGCAACCGAGTTAGAAGGATTTCATATAGTGCAAGTTGAGCAAGTATTAGTAATGACTCATAACTCAGGCAAGATGGAGCCATTAATCCTAGTTCCTTCGCTTAATATATCTGATCAAATAAAATTTGATCTAGTTACTTGGACAACTACTATTACACCTAAAGAACCTTTTGTATCTTATGAGCATTGGACTACCTTACCTTTATACGTAAGGATGCCTGTTCAAGACCCAAATACGGGAGCTGTCCAGATTACTCCGGGAGCCGTAGCTGGCTCTACTACATTAACAGCAAGTACGTCTTTTTTTACAGCAGACCATATAGGCAGTATTTATGTAATAGATTTCGGAGGATCACCTGTTCAGTCATGTACGTATGGAATAACAGGTTTTACCAGCGCCACTGTTGTTAGTGCTACTGTTCTTGGAGTAACATCAGCAGCCGCAGCAGCAGCTAGCGATTACTGGTATGAGTCTAGTTGGTCTCCTAGAAGAGGGTGGCCTAAATCCGTTGAAGTCCATGACGGTAGATTAATATTTGGTGGAACTCAGAAAGACCCGTCAACAGTATGGGGAAGCTTTCCATTTTTATTCGGTCAATTTAATCGCTTTATTGGTTACACTACATCTACTAAAAGTAGTACAAATATATCCTATTCGCGCGAAGCTTCGGCAATAGATGGCGGAGTTCAGTACACGATAGCTTCTCAAGGTAGACCTGATAATATTCGCTGGATCAAATCGCAAAGAGGATTATTGATAGGAACATCAGGAAGAGAGTACGTGGTTAATCTAAGCCCGTCAGCACCTTCGTTTACTCCACAATCAAACCACGGTTCGTCAGGCTACCCAGCAGCAAATGGCTTTAATAGCACGTTCTTCATAAGCGCCGACGGTACAAGAATCTATGAAATAAGATATAGTGAAGAGAATGGGGCATTTGTTTCCCGTGACATAACTAACCTAAACTCTGATTTATTACATAAGGGTGAAGCAAATAGGGCAACTAGATACAAGCAACTGGTGTGGAATGATAGCTTTAAAACTTTATTCTGTTTGACAACTACGGGAAAAATTAAAGCAGTAACTATTGAGCCATCATCGGAAGTAAGTGCCTTGTCTGATGTGCCAATAACAGACGCTACAGTTTATCAGATATACAACCTGTACTCAGCGGCGGCTAATTTCTCATTTCCGGGAGTACGAGCTTCTCATAGTGATGCCGCTAATATTGAGTGGGATATGCTGATGCTTGATTACTTTGAGGGAGATGATCCTTTAAATGAAAGCGCGACTACCTTATCAGACTTTGCAGTTTATACTGACTTTGCGAAAGGTGTTATTGTTCCATTTGCTGCAACAACTACTATAAGTATTGGCTCAGTATATGATGGCATGACTTTAACTTTCTTATGTGAAAACGAAGCAGGCGATCTTGTAGTCTATGAGAACATAACAATCGCATCAGGTAACGCCACTCTTCCTGCTAATGTTGTTAAATATGTTGCAGGTGTACCATATACGAGTAAAATTAAAACATTAACCTTGGAAGTAGGGCCTAATAACTTGCTCAATAGCCAAGGTGATATAATGAGAATTGATAGGGCAACAGCAAAGCTCTACAAATCTTGGGTTGGTAAATACGGAAGTGAAGATACTCTTTACGATTTTGAAGGATTATCATTAACGGCTCAATTTACCGGCGAGCAAAGAGTAGATGTACCGTTAGGGCCTGATAGTGAAAATAAGGTAGTAATAGAAACGGATCAACCTCTACCGCTAAATGTACTAGGCTTAGTGCTTAGAGGACAAAATAACCCGTAGGAGAAGCCATGGACCCCGGCACAGGAATGTTTTTAGCAGGAACTGCTCTAAATATATTTGGACAGATTCAATCTAATATTGCGCAAGCTAAAGCTGAAAGAGAAAACGCTATATGGTTGGAAGAACAAGCAGCATTTATAGCAGAATCTACTCAGAGAAGTAAGGACATATATACAAGGCAATCAGGGATATTCAAAGAGCAGCAACTTGAAGCGTTAGGGGCATCGGGCGTTAAAATGTCTGGTACTGCTTCTGATATTTTTGATGATACACTTCAAACAATTTCAGACGAAATAACAGCTATAGAGCGTCAGGGTTATATGCAACAGAAGGAAGCTTTGCTAAAAGCTAACCAAGCAAGCCGTCAGGGTAGCAGACTAAAAAGTTTTGGATTAAATGCATTACAGGCAGGTGGTACAGGACTTACAGCCGCAGGTCAAACCTACGGAAAATGGGGCGGGAAAACCTCGTCAGCTAAAAAGGATTAGTAACGTGCCAAAAGTACCTAGAAATCAAGAGAACCAAAGACTCAATCCTCAGAACCCTACAGGGTTCCAGTCAACTAGTCAGGCGCGCCTAATGGGTGATGCTGTATCGAGCTTTGGTAGAGGGCTTGCTAGTTTTGGGCAGGGTATGATGAAGGTAAAAAATGCTAATGCCACACTAGCTCGAAAGGATGCGCAAAACCAAACAAACGATGTTCTTGGAAAGATTTATAAGCAACAGGAGCGAGAAGGCTTTAGAGCTGACAGGGAAGCTTTTTACGGTGAAGAAAAAAAGAAAGGGTTAGCCGAAGTTAAAAAGAAGTTAATAGCAAAATATGGTGATACCTATACAAATGATATCGAAGTATTCTCCAATACAGTAGAAGAAAGTTGGGACGAAAGAGTGGGCAGTTTAGATAATAAGCAGTTTGTAGCCCATACAGCTAAGGTAGCAAAAGAAGTCGAGGCACAATATACAGCCAAAGTTTACGAAAGCCCCGGT